AGTTGTATTAGAACCTAATGCTAATTTTCCTACCGCAGTGTTGTTATCAGCAGTTGTGTTTGATTCAAGAGAAGCCATACCCACGGCTGTATTTGAAGCCCCAGTAGTGGTTGCTTTTAATGCGTCTTTTCCAATTCCAGTGTTATTAGCTCCAGTAGTCGTAAGTTTTAAAGAATTTGTCCCTACCCCTGTATTTGATCCTCCAGAGGTTAAAGTTGTAAGTGAATCTGCTCCTATAGCTGTATTATTTTGACCAGAAACAGAAGCATCTAAGGCACTAACTCCCAAACAAGTATTACCTGCAACAGAGTTTGCACCTTTACCAATACTAAGACCCTCTATTGTTCCACCAGCCGTAAACGCTGGGCCACCAGCAAGAGTATATAAATTTACATAAGCGTTATTACTTGTATTTCTCAGTTTCATTATTGATGCTGAAGTATCAGCAAAATATTGGCTTGCAAAAGTAGTAGCTGGATCAGATGAATTTGAATTATTTGTAGCTATTGCACTTAACGCATTATTTAAGTCTGTTCTAAATGCCGCGCCTGAGGCATTGGCCAGATTCATATCATGTGTTGCCATTACTTAATCCTTTTTCTTTAAGTATAGAATAACTGATAACTTTAATATAAACATATTTAACTACCTTTACCAAACCCGATTGCGGTATATTTGAAACTTAAATCTTTTAAGGCATTACTGCTGTCTCTTGTCTCTATAACAAATTGAGTACCAGTAATAGATGTAATTTTAAAATAATCACCAGAAACAGCACCTTCAAGAGTTATTCCTATTGTTGGTAAAAAGTCAGAGGTAGAACCTCCTTGTATAGTTCCACTGCCTGTGAAAAATGGCGAACCAAAAGAGACTGTCTTGGCTGCACTATTTGTAGCACAAGCACTAGCAATAGATGTATTTACTGTTTCTGTTCTACGTTTTACACTTGCTTCAAATCCAAGTTCAGAAATATTAATATTTTGTGCTGGGTCATCTGATTTTAATTCACACTTAAATTTAAACCCTCTTGCTGTATATTCACCATTTGCAAAAGTATTGAATTGAGTAAAGTTTGCTCCATAAGTGCATGAGGTTCCGCTTGATATAGTTGCACTAGCACTTGCTGTTATTGTGAAAGAGTTTGCATTTGGCACTGTTTGAATTTCATAGTTGCCGTCTGTTGCACTACCAGCCGTAAAATCTATAACAACAAAATCCCCGACAGAATATCCATGATCTGTTTTTGTGATAGTTATAGTTGTTCCACTTTGTCCATAAGAAACACCTGACGAAACTGAAGTTGCTGGGTCTATATCAGTTGTAGCAACTAAAAGCTTTGCGTTAACATCGTCTGCTTGTGTTCCGTCAAACTCAGTCCATGTATCTATAAGAGCAGTCCTAGAGTCAATAAGATCATTTACAAATAGTCCAGAAGTTACAAACCTTCTTTTAAGAGTTAAGTTGAATATTGCACCAAGATCAACTTTATTTTGAAATTCATAAGTGCCGCTAGAGTTTATTGGGCCAGCAAAATCAATATTTGATAAATCATCAATATTTTGTGTAATTGAGTCCCAAAGCAAAGTTCCATCTAATAACAAGCCATCAAAAGTTGCATCATAAAATGTACTAACTTTTTCTCCTTGAAAAGGTGGTGAATCTGTGTCCTCTCTTTCTGTAAGTATTATTTGATTTGGTTGTGGATCTGGTGCTGTAACTATAATTTTTGCTGCATTTAATGATCTATTATTTGTGTCATCAATGAATTTTATAGAATATGTGCCAGTTAAAGCTGGGACAAGTGTTTCTGTGATATTTCCAGCAAGTTTTGGAATTATCTCTGTAGAGTTTTGAAAAGTTGCTACTGCTGGATCAACAGAGGGTGTATGCCTAACTGAAACTGTGCCTCCATGCAATACGTCAACAGCCGTTGCTGGGTTAAATCTTAGTCTTACAAATTGATCTGAAACAGGCTCAAGAGTTAAACCGCTTGGATCTTCTGGTAATTCTGTTTTACCAACAGTTGTAAATGTTGTTGTTGATGGTGTAGTACTTGGGTTACCTAAGGCATTGTAACTAAAAACTCTTACTTCATATGTTCCTAGCTGAGTTTCAAAAATAGTAAAATCAGGTCGTCTAATTCTTTCAGATATAAAATTTTCATTTTTAAATCTATATTGCACCATATATTCAGTGACACCAGAAACAGGTTGCCATTGAATAAAGAGTTTAGAAACAGCACGATTATTTAAAACAACAATTTGTTCAGATGCTTGTAAGTTACTAGGTGAAGCTTTTAATGCAGTTAAAGTCGTAATTGTTCTTGTTTGCAAAGTTGATCCATCTTCAACGCTTGCATATTTTGATGGATTATGAACAACCGCTTGTATTTCATACTCAAGTTGGTTTACTTCTTTTACTGAAAAAACTCTAAAAGTTTGAAGTGATAAAGATGTATTTTCTATTACCCAGACAGAGTTCGTTTGAGGAACAGAAGAAAAGGCAGAAGATACAGTAATGGTAGATCCAGAGACTGAACTAATTGTTTTTGACTCAAGTGTGCCATCTGACAATATGACAGATAAGGTTGCTGAATCAGTAGTTGCTAGATCAGTATTGTTTGCATCATCTACTACTATCTGTGTTGTTGAAACACCAGTTTTTATTCTTCCACCTCTTCTGACCCCTGCCCTCATAGGATCTTGTATAGATATTATTGTTCCAACTCTTACTATTGTTCCTGATTCTATTGAGGTTTTAAAAGTAACTATCTCAGCTTCATTTGACTGTGTATAAAGAAACCATTTTCCAAGTCTGGCAGCTTGTCCTCTAGAAGTTGTAGCAAATCCTTTGAGGTTACGAACAACAACACCATACTTAGCTTGTAATGCTGTATCTTCAACAGTTTCATAATCTATAGATTGTGTTTCATTATCAAAATATCCAACATTAACAACAGTTGCTTTTGTTGATTTAGATGCGTTGGAGTATGAAAAACCTTCTGCTGTTATATTGCTTAAATTGTAAATATAGCTTGGATCTGTGGGTCGATCTTGAGAAATATTTATTGTACCTGCACTATAAAATGGCATTACTCTCATAACAGAGCAAAGATCATTAATTAAAGAATAGGCATCACGTTGAGTATTTAAAACTACGTTTGTTGAGAAACGTGCCTCAGTATTTCCAGTTCCTGTCATATCATCTACTTGCTCTGAGCAATAAACAGAAGCTGAATAAAAACTATAAACATCTAATTGTGTTGTATCTATATGATCTCCAAAACCTTTAGATGTAGTTAACAAGTCATATAAAACCCATGCTGGATCATTTGAATATTCTTTGTCTGATTTAAAAGTTCCGTTAAAAGTTCCAGAATAAGATATTGATCCATCAGCCCTGACAGTACCATTGTGCGGAATTGAGATAAGAGTTCCTCTGACCCTATACATTCTAGAAGGAACAGATGGAAAGGTTTCAGCATCAAAACGTAAGGCTACATGCGCGGAATTTGCATAAGGTCTGGACTCATTTATTATTTCTGTAAATGATGACCATTGAAAACTATCTTGTAATGTTGTTTCTGTACTGTCAGCAGTTGTTCTGTTTACTCTTATAGTGACAGGAAAACTTGTTCCAGAAGGTAGATTTATTCTGTAATCCCTAAAATAAGTGCTAGCGGCTCTTCCATTAACAGTGTCTGTTATAGGTGTTTGTGTTGTACCATCATTTTCTATTGTTTGAATTGTTAAAGCTACTTCTGCTCCGTTAATATCTCCATTGTCTTCGAATTGTTGTAGTTGAGGAAAAGCAATCGTTACTCTTACAGCATCAGTGTTTGTGTCAGTAATTGATCTTGATACAGGAGTATCCGCAGTTACGGTAGTACCAACGGCTGTTTCTGATTCACTAGCAGAAATACCATCAATAGCAGTTTGATCTGAAGTTCCAAATCTAGGTGTAAAACTTATGTTTTGAAAATTAAAATCTGCTGTGTCTGGACTTGTGCCAGCATTTGATTGTAGTACTTGGGTTCCGTTAAGGAATACGTCTTTTAATGAAGAGGTTGCATATTCATCTGTTCCTTTAGTACCAGTAGCAGAAGGAAAGCCAGATATGACTCCTTCAGAAATAAGATCAATTAATGTTTGAAATTGCTTTGATGACAGTGCATCTGCTGGTAAATCAGGATTTGTTAACCCTGCCAGTTGACCAATTAAAGTATTATGACCACCACCATTCGGAAATGCTACATTTGCCATTACGTTGCTGTACCCTCCACTTGAACTGTATCAATACCAGAACTAATAACGACAGATCCAGTAAATACTTGACCATATATTATTGGAACAGGAACTCCAGCTCTTGAGGTATTAGTTACAGAAGCAAAACCAAAGTTTGCTTGTATATTCGGGTCATTATCAGACAGTGAATCAGCGTTAAAGTTTGGCATTTGTGGAGTTGGTGCAATAATACTTGTGACACCATCAATAATTAAAGACGTACCTATAGCTGATAAAGCGGTACTCGCAACAGTAGCAAGTAATGTACTACCGAGTAATGTAGTACCAATAGCTGCACTTGCGGCACTTGCCCCTAGTCCAGCAATTATAGGTACAAAAAAACCTGATCCACAAGCAACAGGGATTACTTTTATATCACCATCACCTTTTAGTTCTAATAAATCCTCTGTTATTTCTAAATCACCCATCTTAACCTTATATAACTGATTTGTCATATGATTTTCTACTTCTGGAAAGTTTGCAATCAAAAAAGCAAAAGCCTGTTTAGGATTATTAACGGCGACTTCAAAATGTGATTGACCTAAAAATTGTCTTAGCCTTCCGTAAACTGTAAGTTTTCTAAGCTGCATATCTAAAAACTTTTTTTGTGGCTTGTATATATCTTAAATCATATATCTCTCTACAACTCAACTGTTTTATGTTGTGATGAAAAATTGTTTGATTTCCTATGTACAAAGCAGCGTGTGAAAGTTTTTGATTCTCATCTTCCATCAATAAAATATCACCATCTTGTATATCATCATTATTTTGAATTTCTTTAAAACCTAATTTTGGTAAAGTTTGCTCAAATAAAGGTTTTTCTCTAAATTCTTTAATTGTTTTAGGTCTTTTTGTATAAGGGATTGATATTTTTTTATTTTCTTCAAACCAATCAGTTATGAGTGTCCAACAATCATGCTTTCCCCAGATCCAAGTCCTCCCAAAAAGTCCAGACTTATATCCACTAGGTTTAAAACAATGCCAGTCTTTTTGCTCAACACTGTAGATATAAAAAGGTAAGCCCAAATGTTCACAAGATGCTTTATCAGGTTCAGAAGGTAGCGCAGAGCCATAAGTATGAGAGTGAACAATACCAATAAGCTCTCCTTGATCCTCACATTCAGCCCATGAGTCAGGACACATTACAAAATATTCATCAGGTGCTTCTGATAGGTTCTTACAAGGCCAGAAAGTTTCTTTACCCTTGATAATGGCTAATAAACCGCAAGACTCGTTAGGGAGACACTCAACAGCATATTCAGCAGCCTTATCTTTCCAAGTCATATAAAAGTACCAACAGAAGGAAAATCTTTTTTTGTTACTTGTCGTTTTGGCGCACGAATGTGTTCAAGATCAAGAGCAGAAACACACTCAAACTGTACAACTTCTCTATTTTCTAAAGTTTTTTTATCAATAAAATAAATTTCTTGGGGTAGTTCAGTAGAACTTGATGGAGTTCCAAAGGGATTAATGTTTGATGGAAAATTTGCAGCGTCAAGAAACTGAGTCATTGTCCTGTGTCTTATCAATTTTGCCCCCTGTAAATCATTAAAGGGAGTTGTTGCATTTACTGTTGCCATTAATGCTGTTATATTTCCTAAAACGTTTGATACTGTAAGTGTTGGTCTTGGTAAAGTCCCACGACCTACATACTCGAAACCCTCTGCTATAACAGGAAACTTTGTATATGTATTACCTTGCCAGATGATATTTGCATTACTATTCATACCAACACCAGAATGAAACCTTGTTACGTCAGTTGATCCATGAAGAGCAGAAACTAAAGTAATTGAATAAAGTTCAATAATAGATTTATTCGATAATGATTGCAGTTCTTTTGTAGGAATCGCCATTAGGGTTCAAATACTTCTCTAAAAGTGCAGTTTAATGTTGCTCTGTTGTTATAAGGAATTGATTTAGTCCAAGATTGACAAACATATTGACCAGCACCAGATAAAGTAACAGAAACATTACCACTATTTGTACCAGATGAAGCTGCTGTGACAGTAAAGGTATCTACTGTAGGAGTTGTTGCAATAAGAAAATCACCATCTGTTGCAGATCCAGAAGTGTAGTCGATAGTTACAACATCACCAATAGCAAGACCATGATTTGTAATTGTTATGGTCACAGTTAAAGATGATGACTGTGAATAAGTTCCTGTCTTTGTAAAGCCTTCGGCTGGTGGGGTAAATGTAAAACTTGCCTGATCGTTTACTCTACTTCTTAAAAATCCCTCTATAACATCAGCCTCTGTTTCTGAAACATTGAAAGTAAGATCATATACTTTGGGATCTTGAGTCAAAGGCAATCCAAACAATGCTCTAAACTCATATCCATCACCAAAAGAAGTTGTCCTTATTTTTGGTGAGCTTGTTTTTCTCATTCCGTAGGTCGGACTGATTGAAGGGAAAGTTGCCATTTATCTAGTTAATAAACCTCCAGCACGTTTTTCTTTAATTAGTTGAGCCTGTACAGCAGCCCCAATAAGTTGACCTAACTGACTTGCATCAGCATTGTTTCCAGACACAGAGGAACCAGAGGCATCTACATTAACAGTAACTACATTTGTAGTACTGTCACCACCACCCATTGCACTATTTGGAATTATGGTCCCAGATGACCTTGGCGTAAATAATTCTGGACCACGTTCTCCTACAACATAACTACTACCTGCTTTTACGGGACCTCCGTTTGCTCTAAATAAACCGCCAATAATACCACCAAGAAATCCTCCTAATCCTTTTTTCTTTCCACCGCTTGCACCCGCACCAAATGCTTCCCCAAAACCACCTATTAGCTTATCTATCTGTGCATCAATAATTTTATTTCTGATTCTATTTAACACGTTTGTCATTGCTTCTCCAAAGGATTGTGCACCGATAATTGCTTCTCTTAAGTTATTTTTTATACTGCCTTCAATTTCTTCACCAACAGCAGTCATTTTTTCTTTAAGTTTTTTTGCAGCCTCTTCATTTTTTTTAATTAATTCTTCTTGCTCTTTTAATTTTTCGTTTTGATTGTCGATTTCGTTTGCTATCTTTCTATTTTCAGCAAGTTTTTCTTTTATAGGACCCATTGATTCATTTACTGCTTGAAGTTGGTCTTTTAAAGATTTTAGTGCCCTTTTATTACTACTTTCTTCCGCTTCACTTATTCTTCTTAGTAATTTTTGTCTTTGAATAAATAATCTATTAAATTCACCTTTTAGTATTTGGTCATCACCTTCTTTTAAAGCTTTATTAAAATCTCTTTGTTCTTTTGCTGCACTTATTATTTTAGTAGTTAAGGCACCTAGAAGCGTTGCAGCCGCTACAAAAGGAATTGAATTTAAAGCTATTGCTGCTACACCTGCTGCACCTCCTACTGCAAGTAAACCTAACTTAACTGCACCTAGTATTGCTATTGTTGCTTTTGCTGCTAATGCTATTCCAGTAAATATTGCAGCCGTTCCTACTATTGGTGAATTAATAAAATTATTAGCAGCTTTTAAAAGTTCTGTGAAACCTTTTGTAACTGCTATTAAAGCAGGTTCCAATGTTTGACCTAATGTCTCTGAAAAATCTCTAAATGCTTCGCCTAATGAATCAACATTTCCAGCAAAACCTTCTGAAGCTGCTTGTGAAAGTTTATTATAACTTTCTTCAACAATGCTTAAAATCATTGCATGGGCTTTGGCAGTTTCATTAGTTTTCATTAATTCTTTAATTACATCAGTTTGTGTTTTAGTGAACGCAATACCTGATCTATTTAAATTTGATAAATTCCTTTCTGGGTCTTGTAACGCTTTTGCTAACTGCATAAATGATGTATTAACATCTACTTGGTTAACCTGTGCAATATCTGCAGCAGCTTGTGCTACTCTTTCGTAT